AAGACTATAGTTATTTTCAATCTGACTGTAGTATGCTAAAAACCTATCCGGTATATATAACGCATCTTTCCAATCCAATTTTAAAATGTCATGCAATTTAGATTCTATATCCATAGCTAAATTTTCATGTAGCGTGCGTGTTAATAATTTCCATTCCTTATCTTTTAATTCAATCTCTCGATTTTCGATTTGCTTGATCTCAATAAACAATTGAATAGCTTTAAAGTACATATTTTGTAGCGGCCCTGGCCTCCCGTTATCCGTGTGATAAGGTAATCCCATAGCCATGAGATAATCTTCCGGTAACTCCCTCATATTGTGATTCCGGTACAATATCAAGATATCTTTTTTATTTTCAAGGTTCGGTATTTCTTCAATCTCACTGTAATAATCTAGTGTCCCGGATGTGTCAAGGGGACTATATATCTTGTTTGCCCTGCCTACAATATCATTGACTATGTTAATTGCTTTAGTGTGTACCTTTTTAGGCACTCGGTGCGACTTCTGTAAAATAATAGTGTTAGGTTTGTATCTATTTTCAAACTCTAACATTCCGGTTGGGTTCGCCCCCGCCCACTCGTATATTGCTTGATCATCATCCCCCGCAATATGTATATGCTCAATATGTTGCATCCAGTATTCTATAAGTCGCCACTGTAGCGGACTTAGGTCTTGTGCCTCGTCTATAAATAATACCTCTAAATCAGGTGCAGATACACTTAACGCTAAATTCAACATATCGTTAAAATCAATGTACCCGTTTTCTTTTTTCCATGTTCTATAACTCTCGACAAAAAATAAAAACTCCTCTCTATCCCCTAACATGTCCGATTTTTGATAGGTGTCTTCTACATCTTCCGCTAGGCGTGCTTGGTGCAACCCATATAAATACATATAGTAATCACCATTTTGCAACTCGTTGTCCGTCTCATCAGGGTCACACCCTGTAAAGTCTATACCTACAATTTCAGAAAAGCCTTTTAATTTTGTTTTTGTGACAGTCTGCGCTTTGGTACACCCCGCCTGCTTGAATGCAAGGCTATGTAAAGTGCCTACATATTTACTTTTAAGGCCGGTTTTACTGACTAAAACCTGTGCGGCTGCTTTAGTGTATGAACATAGCCCTATCTTGCTTTTATCTATTCCTTTCTGAATGTAATTGTTTAACCGATTTACAATCTCAGTGCTTTTGCCCGTCCCCGGCGGACCGTATATCAAGTGTGTCTCTCTCATATCTTACCACATTCTAATCTATATCAGGGTATAGCGGTAACTGTTCTGCTCTATTAATTTCCCCATGAAGAAGATCAACTGTTCTTTTTATAATTATATAAATATCCCATTCTAAATCCCAATCAATAGCTTTCATGTTAACTCCTCCCCCACACCCTAATTGAATGTGGGGATGTTTTTTAATTTAAATTAGTACTCTGTTTTAACCTCTTTTGTGTCCTCATGTACATCATCAAAATCCTCATTCACCTTTAAATCGCCTGCCTTAGACATATTATATATTTTTTCAGCTTCTAAATAGATTTTTTCAGATGGATAACCAACTGGGTCAAAACTATAGTTATAATAAGCGTCACCCCTTCCATTTTGTTCCTGCACGGTAAATAGTCTAAATACTCTTGAAAACCTTGCCCCACGTTGCATACTGATAACAGAATTTAAACGCCTTGATACCTTCTCTTTAGTTTTCGCCATAGAAATGCTAATCGGCTGCCCTAGTCCTGTTTTTTTATCCAAAATAAACCCGTAATGTTGATGTGTTTTTTGTGCCTCAGGTCCTTTAGCTGTGGCCTCCTCTCCTAACGCATCAATAGCTGTATTCGCTGCATCTAAACTGTCGTATGCCCCAAAAAAACCACCGCCCTTTTTACGATCACCCCATACTAGATATTTCACCTCAAAGCCACCAAAAACAATGTGTACATCTTCACCGTATAGTTGACGTGTAACGTTGTTATACAACATACCTTCATCGGCACCCTCAATATACTCTGAATCGGTTTTTTTACGGCAAGCAGATAAGGACTGTACTATTTCCAGACGTGGTACTGTCATCTCATCCATTGATACATTTTCGTTGCCCCGCTTATCTTCTAGTTTACCTTTAAGATAATCCGGCACTTGTGTTGATACTACTGCTAACTCTTTATTTTCTTTTGTCATTTTATTTTATCCTTTTTATTTATTTATTGTTTTCCGTTCACTTACTATTTTACTGTATGTGTATGGTGTCACATTAAACAGTTCATCTGGTACTTTTTCACCTCCTTTTATTTTATCTTTCAGAAGTTTCTTCAAGGTAGCTGTATGTACGGTCTTCTGTATTAATGCGCCGTGACCGTTATCATCTAACCATTCAAAAACTTCTGATTTTTTATTATTTTTAATTGATGCGTAAATATCACCAATTAAGGACACACGGCCCACACCTTTAACTGACATCGCTTGGATGTCCTCTTCAAGCATTAATTCAGGCACTTTACCCTTGCGAAGATACTCGTATAGTTTAACAAGGCTACTTTCAATCAATTTAATAGACTCTATATCTTTCTTAATTAAGTCTTGTAATGCTACTAGGTTTTGTATATTTAACTTTTCTATATAATCTTTAGATAACGTTCGCAACATATCGTTAAGCCTAGAACCTAAAAAAGTAACCTCCTCTGAAAAATCAGTAACGGTATTTTTCATATTATTCATTTTATCATCTCTCCTCTCTAATTAAGATACTAATATTATACCCCTTCCCCTTTTAGCTGTCAAGTGTTTATTACAATTGGTGCATATTGTCTATCTTGGGATGACCACTTTAAAACTCGGATATAACCTTGCTCCGCTAAAATAGCATGGACGCATAGCGATATAACAATAGGATCGCCACTCAACAATAGATAATCTGCCGCACTGTTGAAATTAAGTACCATATCTTGAATGTCATCATGTATTACTGTGTTTTGCTTCGAGTTACTTATACTTGAATATTCACCTTTTGTAACAAACCTTGGTTCCCCAAACTGGTGCGCTTGTGTGTAATTTTTATTATTGTCTTGTGTGATATATACTATTGATTTATTCATGCTATCCTCTCTCTCCTTATAATATACTTTTTTTATCGTTTTGTAAACACTCCGTCACAAAATCTGCTAAATCTTTTTTATCTGATAGACACGTCAATATTTCATCATCCACTGTACCTTTAGCCACCAAATCAATATAATTAACTGATCTTTTCTGACCAATCCTGTGGTTTCTGTCCTCGGACTGCACCCGATGTAAATAGCTAAAAGTATTACTGTAATACACAACACAACTAACTGTATTTAGTGTTAAGCCTACGCCCCCGCTCATTTGTGTAGAAATAAAATAACGTACAGCTTTATTGTCAATATCGGCAATACTCTGTTTTCTGCTCTGATCGTCACCATCTACAAAAATAACACTTGATTTTTTAAATTTATCCGTTTTATACCCTTCCAGCTCTTTAGCTATATCTCGCACTTCTGCCCTAAACCTTGCCCATATAATAAGTTGTTCGTTATCGGGTAGATCGTTAATTATCTCTTTTATCTCTTTTATTTTAGGGTTATTGGTTGACTTAACCACATTTTTTAATTCTCGTTTTTCAATACCATCTGTGCCGTATTCTCCTGTGCCTACTGTTATATAGCCCCCTGCAACACGTTGTAACGCTGTATATTGCGCTAAGACATTCTCAACATCGACAGTTATATCTTGTATTTCAACATATCTATCCTGTTTTAATTTTTTGTAAACTTGTGCTTGATCTTTGCTCAATTCAACATATCTTTTTGTATATACTTTACTTGGCAAGTCTAACGCTTCCGCTTTAGTGCAAGTAAAAACAAACGGTTTGATTGTGTCCATAAGTTCATCAACATTCTGATATCCGACCACCTTTTTAAACGTACGCCCTATGTGATAATTATGTTCTTCCTCAATAGCGTACCTTCGCTTAAAACTATAAAAGTCGCCCACACCTAAAATATCACTAGATAAAAATTGCATTTGTCCGTACAAGTCTAATATCCCTTGCGATATGGGAGTACCTGTCATCGTTAATCTGTATTTTGCCTTTTGACCTAAATTAATATGATTTTTAGTTCGTAGTGCTTCTGAATTTTTAATCATGTGCGCCTCGTCCACAATAAACATTGATTCACCCTGATCAAGTAAATTATTAACATATTGATACGCTTTTCCACTTTCACGTGATAATGACTCTATCCCCACTATTAAAATTTTTAGTGATTCTGTTTTTGTGTGGATTAAGTTTTCTACATCTTTTTTATTTTGACTTGTTTTAAGTTCTGCACTGACAACTTCGTATTTGTCTATCGGTGTATGTTCATGTATAGCACCCTCCCATGTAGTACGTATGCTACACGGACATGCTACCACCATTATATCTATACCACCCTCTTGATAATGACAAAATGCTTTATCAATAGCTATTTTTGTTTTGCCCAACCCCATTTCAACGTGTAAAGCTGAATATCTTAAACCGTATATGTAATTTAATGCTCTTATCTGATGATCATATGGCTTAAACTTATAATTATAATTAACTGGGAAAGGTAATCTATTTATTTCGATTCCTTTTCCTGTCTGCTGTATTTTATTTTGCGTTTCAACGTCCATATCTAAATTCGGTATATGCTTCCATTCGTCCAGTACCAAACGTGCATTTAAACGTGTGCAAGGTGCTAACCAAGCCTTATATCTATTCGACCAGCGCCTGTTAGGTAACTTTCTGACATGCCCATTCTCATGTATTTTCGTTTCAATGTGCAATGTGTTTGTTTTATTTTCGTATCTTATTCTCATTTTTAAAACTCCGGTTTAAATTCTCTCATGTCGCTTATACTCGGTATATTATCTATATCAATATCGGGTACCTGATTGACATTAATGCTTAATTCGTCCGTCTCACCTCGTAAGGGTATACCCCATACATGGACGGTACGTTTATCCACACGTATTTTCATTGTGTCTACACCTAATGGCCGTATAGCAAAAAAGATATTACTAGCAACTACATTACCTATTTTTTTGCTCTGTATGTATTTCCTAAAATCAATCCCCTTAAAAAGCACATATCTTTGATTTTTAATTCGCTGCACCACTGGCCGGCCTGTATTAACTAGTTTTCTACTTTCAATATCTTTGCCACTATCCTTTAAATTTGCTCGCCTTAGATATTCAAGTAAGCACGCTCTGATAATACCGTCTACGCTTACATCGTCAGGTACGTCAACAAGTTCAATGTTCTCTATCAGCCCCTCTAATATATTTAACCAAACATCACCTTTAATCGGTTTTAAAACCATGTCCAACTTCTCAAAAACAACTTTTTTAAATAGCCTAAAATCTAGTATTTCACTGGTGGACATTGTTAACGTTGTACCATTCATTGCAAGTTCATATCGAACTGGATCAGTAACATACTTACGCAACCTACCAAACTGCGGTAATGTTGTCATTACAAGTTCGTTTTTTTCTGCTGGTGTTATACCATATTTAAGTACCACACATTTACTGCTATTACACCTTGACTTACACGGCTCCTCACTACACTTATATCTATATTCTTTGGCCTCTACACTTTTAATGACACTTGCTGCCTCGTCATGAGTCAAAGGCTCTTTAAAATTCTTAGCGTTATAATCATAGGCTTGATCTTTCCAGGAATCGGGAAATGCTTTTTTTACATATACACAATAGTTGAATAGTGCTATATTCCGGCCCCCTTCGTCTAGTACCGTTTTAATAAGCGACTGTACACATGGGGGGGCTTGGTCATGCATCTCTGTTCCCAACTGTACCATATATTTATTGTCAATCTTTCGACTATCTGCGAAATTTAAAAAGCCTTTCAATGATAATTGTTTACCTTGACTTATAGCATATCTATTTGTTTCGTTAACGTTAAAATAAGGTAAGTTAAGCCAATTACCAACTGTACCTGCTTCTAATCTATCTTGTTTCGGGAAAATCTCAATATCTATTTCACCAAAACCAGTTAACTTATCCGCAAACATACGTAAAGTACGGCGTAAAATGCCAGTGTTTAAAGGCTCACTACCAAATAAAAAAGCGTGCGCCCCTCCTGATCTTGATCGACACACCACTAAGGGGATTCCCAACCTGTCTGTTTTATCGGATAAGGCTATTAGATCAACACCATCTATTTTTTTGTGGTTGTCAAAATCTAAACAACCGTATCTGCTGGTGTTTATGTCTAGTAATGGGATGGTACCTAACCCCATTTTACCGTTTAAGTGACCTTGAAAAACACTATCGTCATACTTACCACGCACTGTTTTAGCTTTGGCGGTACTATTGTCAAAAACACCATATGCCTTTGGATTGCCCTTAAATAACGCCATAAATCCCTGCAAATCATCTCTATCTACCAATGTCATCCTCCTCTCTCAATCTCTTTACGTATATTACATCAATTTTTAAAACCTCGCAACACCTTAAAACTCTTATTATGGAAAAGTAATTAAGAAGTAATTAACACACATATAATATAGCTCCACTTAAATAGTAAAAGTAACATTTCACAACCCTTTGTTACTTTTGCTTATAGTAAAAGTAACGTAAAAGTAACATTTGAATTTTCTGTGTTTCGAGTGTAAATAATACAACATTTAGTATATACTTTATAATTTGTTACTTGTTACCTCTAAAATATATTTATGTACCAAAAAACCACGTTTTTATACGCTCCATACTATATTTACGCTCGAATGGCCTATTTTACTATATTCAGTAAAAATATTTTGGTGGGTAACGGGTAACATTTCTGGGGATAACTCTTTATTTTAGGTTCGTTTTACTTGTGGATAACTTGTTACTTTTGCGTTACTTTTGCTCTTAGTAGAAGTAACAATGTGTTTTTATGTGGCGACAATGACCCTTTGAGTGTACGTGCCTACTGTTGATCCTACCACACAAGCTACCCTGACGTAAAGAACTCCGGTAGCTGATATAGTTTCAGTAGGGGTTGTTGGCGTAGATACGTCTGTATATGTCACGTTATCCGTTGATTTTTGAACTTTATAACTTGTGATATTATTTTCGGGGTTCCAAACGGCCACAACACTACCTGATAAAGGCACGTTAGACAACGTTAAACCGCTAATATTCGGGGGTATTGGATCACCTGTAGGGGTTGTACTAGGTTTAGTAGGGGGTGTGCCTTGATCCGCCGTGTGTATACTGCCATCATAAGGAATACAAGTTATGTTTACAGTCTCATTATCCCCACGAGGTTTAACACTGGTAACAAGGCAAGGTTTATTCCAGTTGGTCGAGGGTCCAAATTGATATATAGTAGGGTTCTGATTGTTTAGTGTGGTGATAAAAGTAAAGTCTGTCACATCTGAACTTAATATAGCTTGCTTATCATTAGAACCTTGTGTGACAGTGTGTGGACCTGATAAACTCCCATTCGGCCGCATGAATGACATATAGAAGGGCGCTGAACCTGTCCAATCTAAAGGCTGTGAAGTGGTAATAGTTGTCCCTGATTTATTGGTGACTTGGCCACCTTGACCCCATGACGGTAAGTCATAATGCACACTGATCAAATCCCCGTAAAAAGGTATATGGCCTGACATTTCAGTTGAAAAAGAAACTGATACACGCTGCTTTACAATCTGTGCAGCTAGATATTGCGATTCTCGCCATGCTTGCGCATAGTTGACGCAACCAAAAAAATTTATTTTCTGCGGGTTATTTAGGCCGGGGGTAGATTCAACAATAGCTTGACTGTAATTGTTGTCCTCATCTAAATAAGTGATCTTTACCCCGTTAGGTGTTTGCGCATCGGGGAAACTATAATTGATGTTAAAACTACCAGGTAATATATTATCTGGTGTAAACATAGCGGTATAGACACTCTGTGCGCCATCCCTAACAAATGTTAACGTTGTACCATCGAAAATCGGCCGGCATCGCCCTGTACGTGCAACTTTAGTCAAAGCCTCCCAAACAGTAATATTGGAGTCAAAAACACCGTCAAACGTGTCACCTCTGGATGTCCAAAGGGTATCTAATGTTGAAAGTGTTGCAAGATCAATATTTGCTTGTGGCCTACTTGCACCATACGTTGACATCCATATATCCGCAAGCGCCCAGGCTATGGACCGGGTTGGTGTCAATCCTGACCAAGCTGACCCTGTCCATGTTTTCAATTTTCGTGTAGCAATTACGTTTATTTTTTTTTGCGTGTTACTAGGTATGCCACCACTATCCCGTATGACAACACCTAATATTGAATACGGTCCAAACTTTGATACACTAGTCAAGTTCGATAAAATAGAATGTACTTTAATGTCCATGACAGCGTTATACGTTGAGTAATCTGCGTAATCTGTCCTGTGTAATCTAGCCTCATATCTACCCGTTGTAGTTATTATATTAAACCCGATCAGATGTTGTGCATGTATAACATCTGATTTTGAATATCCTAATTCACTAAACGGCATGGTTATATAAGAACCGTCATAAGTGATAGGACCTGTTTTAGTTCCGGTAAAAGTTACCTTAGCCCCACCCCACCCGTCCCCATAATCAATACTAGATATATCCCCACTAGGTATAGCTACCCCGTTATCATAAAAAGTAAAAGTTGCGTTTGGGTCCCACCTTCTATGCGTAGCTGTGGTAGGGTGCCAAGTTATATTATTCCCCGATTCACTAGTCATACCGTCACCAACTATTGGAGTTATTACCCCGGAATAACTCCCATCGTTTTCAATAGGGCGTAATAATAATTTGTAGTTCATTCCCCCCTCAATCCGCACATCTGATCCTATTGTGGTCTTATATAAACCTTGTTTAACTTCTAAATTAACATGTACACTATGGACATCTGTATTCACGGGGTTCGTTATAAAGCTATCTGTAGCGTTAACTGCAAACTGTCTACTGGATAAGGTGGTGGGGTAATCTCTATCCGTATAGCCGGGATATATGTAAGCTATCTTGTTTTCTTTAGTCAAGGTTACAATACCTGCATTTACTTGATCCCCTGGCCAACCCGCAACATTTGTAAATACCAATTCAGTATCGGTTAAAGTGTCTACAGTAAATACTCCATTAAAAGCGGGAAAAGATAACGATATTAAAAATATAGTATCCCCTTCGCTAAACGTTTCGGATAACCTATCCCCATTATATATACGCTTCCCTGCTTTATCAAAAGAGTAGTTGGGAAAATTATCCGTATTTGTATTTCGGGAGTTGGCGTTTATTATAGGTGTGGGAACATTACTTACGTTAGGTATCGTATATACATTATCGCCTGTAAACGGTATGGTAAACGTATCGTTAGGTCCACTTAGATATAAATCTACATTATCCGCATTTAGTATAGAATTTTCGCCAAGCCTAACATCATGTATAGTAAATTCACCCCAACCAAGTGAAAATATTTGATATATCAGTCTAAGACTTTGAGGGCGATCCCCCGCAAAACCATACGGTGGATGCTTGATCCAAGGACTAGCCGCTAAATCCGGAAATACTTTAAATTTACCGTATTGCGTAGGTATTGGTTCCCCTAATCGAGATAAATTACTTTGAGGCCGCAACCGGTAGGCATTACCACGCTCTGGCGTTGAACTGGTTAAATCTTCGGGGTTATCTAATACCGGGGTACCAAATATAAACTCACCGACTTTAGATACAGCACTACCTACCGCTTCCTCGGCTGTCTGAAATAATCGAGTAATAAAATCCTGATCTTCGTCCCCACCTAGAAGAGGTTGTATACTTATATCAACAATGTCATTTTGGTTTAAAACAACATCATAATTTTCAACGGGGAGTTTTTTTCGATTTAATTTAATTACGGTAGGTAGATTAAATCCGTTAGGGTACTTTTGTTGTAGTAGATCAAGTAATGAATCCCCAACATTTAAAATAAAAGTATCTTTTTCGTATACACTAAAAGGGTTAGGGTATATATTAACTATTGGATTTTGCATTTATAAAACTCTACTTTATTATATTGGTTACGCTTCAAGCCATTCATTGTATTACCGACAACACCTAGTTTTTCGGTTGCGTGTATACAGTGATCATTATACCAGAATCCTACATGATGTGTTTTTTTATTACGTGATAAAGCCACTGCACAACCATTAATAGGTTTCTCTATCAAACCCCAATCACCGGAGCCATCAGTCGCACTTGATATAGCCCTGATAATGTTAGGGGTATCCCCTTCTATAATATCATAATCGTATTTAATTGTAATACCTAATAATTCAAGATAGCAATATTTCAACAAGCCCCAGCAGTCGAAGCCCTCTTCTGGTGATCTACCCCCCATTTTAAATGGTATACCAATTAAACTATTAATTGTAATATTCATAGTTCGTGGTATAGTGATTGAAATGTACTACCGTACACTACACTAGGAAATTTTTTATTAACTAAGTTGATTAACTCAGCTTGTGCCGTTAATTTTAAATTATCCGCTTTGATATTACGCACATATAATTTAAGGGGTGGGTCTATCTGCGGTCCTGATGTATCTGAATCGATATATACCCGATATGTAACCTCAATAGGCACGTTGTTAGTATCCAAAACTGCTGTTTCAAGTAAATTAATTAACTCTTGGCTCACACTATCCACCTGAATATTTAGTATTTGCGTACCGTTAACGTCTTTATTGGGTCCCGACACTGAAAATGCAAAACGTTTAAATAGTACACTTGGTCCTGAGTTTTCAAGATTAGCTGTAAAATCTTGCCAATCTCGAACAATATAGAAAGGGGTAGCCCATGTACTATGGTTAAAAGCTAATGTGTGCAGTATAACATTAGTACCCCCGCTAACATATACCTCTTTTAATTCAGTACTTAATGTCATTACCTGTTAGTCTACCCAAATTTCACCAGTAGAGCTGTTATATTTTAGAGTCCCATTATCCGTCCCACTCGTAGCCAAACTCGGCATGAATACTTTGCCAGATGAATTTGCCGTTATTACAGTGGTCGTTCCTCCCCCATTTTGAACAAAAATATCTATTTTACCCACAGAGTTGGGATATGTCCCAGCTGTCACAATTTGTCCTGCAATGCCTCCAATCAACCCCCCAGAACCATTGCTAATACTGTAGCTTCCTCTGTTCCCAACTGTATCTGGGATGACTATATTGGCAATTGATGAGGATACACCTGTCTGTTCAGAACCCACGACTTGGAGAGGGAAATCTGGACTACTCGTCCCAACCCCCACGTTCCCGGTTGGGTCGATGGACATAGCATTAAGGTTAAAAGTTCCGTCCTGGTTTGAATCAACAACAAATGATAGGGTTCCGTTATCCGAGGTAATCTGGTGAACGGCGGGGGTCCCACCTGAAATATCAACAAAAGAAAGTGAGGGCTTGTAGCTGGAAATTAATAAGCCCCCTGAATTATCGTTTTCAGTTGAATTAATTTGCACGATTGGAGAATAAGTTGAATTTATTACTGTCGATCCAATAGCCATTTTACCCGATGAATCCCACCTTAACCGCTCAACACCCCCTGTCACAATACCCAAGGTATCAGCAGACGGGAAGTATATACCAGTATTAGTATCCCCAGTATCTGTTATTGAGGGTGCTGAAGTGCTACCATCAGATACAGTTAATGTGGTTGCATCGACTGTTCCCGACACGTTTAAATCACCGTTTAAATCTAAATTCCCGGATAAGTTTATCTGGTACAACGCCCATTTATCTGCGGTTAAATCACTAGAGAAGGTCCCCGATGTGTGCGCCTCTAAACACACATACCAGTTCCCGGACTCCTCGACAATATCTTTAATTGCGTATGCTGTAGCTGTAGCCCATGACCCCCTTAGTGTGTTAACTGGTAATTCGGCAAGATAACCGCTTATGCTTTTAACGGTGTGTGAATCTAATGTAACAGTCTCATTATAAGCCCCATTGATAATGCTATCATACCTAGATAAATTAGTAGTTAACTTATCAATTTGTGCTTGTGTAGGATTAGCCATTTTTTTTATTATTTCCTTTTTTAACTACTGTTTTAGCTGTGGTAGGGTTAGTTAACATATTTAAAACAACATTTACTTCAGATATATTTTTTAGCCCTTGTGTTTTAAGTGTAAGATCACACATTGCGGTAATTATAGCTTTTTCTTTTTCGGATATTACGTATGTTTCGCTCTCTATTTTTTTATTCATTTTAACCTCTCTTTTTTAAGTATCTAGCCCTTATACACTTGAAGGATATAATATATTAACCTGATTGTCTAATATATCTATATATCGACTTGCTGTATCGAAACCTCTAACACCGCCAATAGTTGCAATAAAATCTTCCATAACAGCGTCATAATCTACACCTAAATTAATCTCTACCGCCTCCAATCGCATATCAACACGCCATAACGTGCCATTTAATGTATACCTGGGGTTATCTAATAGCCTGCACTCGTGTTCACTAACTATAGAATCGCCTACCGGGATATTCATATTAAACCAATTTACACCGTAATTTAAAGTGTTAGCAATCCACGCCTGAAAAAATGAGAGTGAGGATTGATCTAACAGTATTTGAATGTTAAATATACTATTAATGCGTGTAAATCGTTTACGGATAACACTATAGCCACTATCCATAGTAGTACGTAGTAACCTATTGTTTTCGCTGTGTGAAGTGTTAGCAACTAAAGGACTTGGTAAAATGTTATGTGGGTAATCTATAGTTGCCATACTTTCTAAAAACCTCCATGCGCTCTATTTAGTGCGAAAACGTTAGATAATGTTTTGCTTGTTTCAGATGTACCCCTTACTATCCCTTCGGACATTTTAGCGTCTATTTGCTCCATGAGTATATCAATCTTTAGTCCACCTCGTCCATCATTGGATTGCTGTATGTTTGCTGTAGTTCCTTCAATTGGGAATACATTAACCGTAACCCCACCTGAATTACTAGAACCAGGTTTAGTTATTCCAAAATCCCCAGCCGGCGTAATACTACCTCGTGAATTCCCAGTTGCAAGAAAATCATTGCCCCCAAAGTTAAACATTTCGGGGCCGTTTTCGTTAACCTTATACACCTGATTAGGGAAAACGTCACCACCTACGGCTCTAGGTGTAAAACTTTGAGAGGCTATAGCATTGGCCTGAACCGCCATAGCAGCAGCCGCTACCCCCGCAAAAACACCACCTAAAATTGGTCCGCCGATTGAACTACCAAAAGCAAAAGAACTAGCTACGGCTTGTGGTGTTTTAACTGCAATGTCAAAAAGTGCTATTGCCTTGGCTAATTCTGCGAATTCTTTACTTGACTGCCCTGCTAGTTGGATATTTTGCTTGAAACTTGCCCCGTTTTGCCTAAGTTCCTCTTCGCTATCTTGTTTTCGTAATGTTTTCATTGCATCATTATAAGCCTTTGTTATCCCTAATTTCTCAAAAAGATGCTTCTTATATGCAACTTTCTCATTCTCATTAGTAGCTTGAAGTGCTGTTAATCTTTTCGCTTCCGCTTCGGCCTCTATTTCTGCCAAATTGTCATAAAACGACTTGACAACATCTAAATTTGAGATATCGAAATTACTAAGAAAATTTTGAATAAAACTATCCGCTTGACCTCCCTCCCCTGTCTGTTCTTTCATGCTCTGTAAGGTTTCTGTGTATGTACTTCCTAATTTTGATATCTCATTTCTAGCACTTGTTAAATCCAAGTTACCTAAATGAACAATTGTATTCAATAAAACTTGTGTGGCTGCGGACGCTGCATTTAGTTTGTCCCAAAAAACAACAACTGCCGTTGTAAGTGCCACAAAAGGGTTAATCCGGGTTATCGCCAATAGTAAACCATTCGTAACGGTTAAAAGTCCGTTTACGGCGATTAGAGAACCTTGCAATAAAACAAAAGTGCCTACCATTTTAATTATTTTATTGTTTTCACCTGTCACATCTTTTAATGTTGTGAAAAGTGCCTCTGTATAAATAGGTAGTTTTTGTAGTTTCTCACCAGCTTTAAAAAAAGCAGTCCCCAATGTTTGAGTTAAACTTACCGATTCGTCTAAACCGGCCAAACCTTGCTGTAAACCTAACTGAAACCTCGCAAAGCCTCTTGACATTCGGATAGGTATTTTTTCGGCCTTCTCTGTTATCTCGTCCGCCCTGTCAACTAATGCCCTGAAAACATCTTCCGATACCAGCTTACCTTCTTTTTTCAGTTTAATTAACTCTTGGACGGTAATCCCCATCCCGGCGGCTATTTCACCCGCTATTGCTGGGACGTTTTCTAGCACGCTTTGAAATTCTTGCGCTTGAAAAACACCGGATATTAAACCTTGCGAAAACTGCAACATAGCCGCATTTAATAGTTGCGGTGCCGTCCCCGACAACAAGCCTAACTCAGCGAATGATTGTGTTAACCTGATCATTTCTTCATTAGTACCCTTAACGGTTTCTTTAGCGAAAAGTAATTTTTGGAATCCACCCGCCGTTAGTTCTAGTGCAGCCCCTGTTTTACTTGATATATTTTCAAGTTGAGTAAAGATACTTACTGCCTTATCGACATCACCAACAACGGCAGTAACTCTATCTCGCAATAGTCCGTAATTATCAGCCATTAGCGCACTGCGGCGTAATGCTTCAACTGATATTAAAGCACCTAATGTAGTTTTTAGTTTATTAGCAACATTATTGACACTTTCAAATGATTTATCTGTACTGTTTGTAAAAGAACGTACCCTGCTATCAGCTTTATTTAAACCTGACGTGTCTACCCCTAGTTGATAAAATATCTGTCCTAAATTCAATGCCATTTAACGAAACCTCTTAGAAACGACAGGATTGTTTTTTTGTTTGTCCTCTTTCCTCTTTTTTTCTATTCTAGCATTTTTTATCTGAAAATACGAAAGCCAATATATCAACTCGTCGGGGGGCATACGTTCTTCAATATCAACAACTAACATCCCTAACAGTTCCGCTATTTCAAAAATAGCGTATTTTTCGGGATCAGCTTCTAGTTTTTTTTTGCTTCGTCTGTTGTTATGTTTGAGAGGCGTTGCACCGCTTCCCATATCGCATCAGCATAGCCACCTGTAACACTATCTTTAATATTGTTAAAATCAGTATCATCGAAGATTAACGTGTCTTCACCTGGAACATAAGATGAAGCAATCACCGCATTTACCTGGAGTTTTAGTAAATTAGCTTGTTGTGTCTCATTCCCTTTACTATCAGTAACCTTATCTAAACTTGCCGTCATGTAATCTCTGCGTGCAGCTAAACTTAACTGCCTTACTTCAATATTTACGCCCTCAAAACTAACAATTTCACTTTTAAATGTCTTACGCTTACCTACAGTTGCCTCACGTATTTTGTCTTTTAATGATTTTGTCATCTCTATATCTCCTCTCTAACTAATTTTTATCGGTCTGACCGGGTAAAGGTCTTTCCTAATTCATCGTTACCTGCCAGTTGAAAAGATAACGACTCCTCTATTAAAGCATTTAAATCAAGATTTTGTCCACTACTTTCACAAATAAACCAACCTCTATATGTCTTAGTAGGTGCTGGACTAAATTCAACCACAACGGGCGTACGGCTTACTATAAGATCAGTAAAAGCGTGACTGATATCGTCAAAACGCCCTACTGTTATAGTAACGTCATGTAAACCTGTCATTTTGGTATGGTAGCCCGTATTGGACGTATCAGTATGATCATGAATAGCTGATGTTCTATTCAATGTACCTTCTTTGCACCCGGCTACCTCAACCATAGGCATATAGGCTCCATCGACTGTAATAGGCTCTGTTTCAGAACCAGTAAAAGTTACTTTGCCGTAAAGATAATCAATACTTGCAATATCTGCGGCAAGTATCGCTACTCCGTTAGCGTAAAATGTGGGGGTAACGTCCCGATCAAAAACACGTTTATTTGTATCGTCTATTTGATATGTGTTCCCAGTCGTATTACTGCACGCTTCCCCAGTAAAGGATGTGCTTACGCCTGATTTTTTAATACTTATTTGATAACCTGGTGTACTCATTTTTAGGCATCATCGGCAACAACCGCACCTGCTCCTTGGAAAGAGATATCTACTTTCACTCCATCTGTTACGGCTAAAGGCATTGTGTAATTTTCAACAACAACTGGAAATTTTTTTCCGTTGCCCGCAGTCCCATCGGGTAACACTTTCACCCATAATGTTGTTCTGTTTTCGTATGCGGATTCAATAGCTAGTAAAGCGGCGTTTGCTGCATCCCAGTTAGCACTAACGTTACATGCTGAATCTAATAGATTCAACAATCGTGTGTGGTATCCTACATTTGTTGTGTCTGTGTCATCTAGAACGTCTGCTGTTCTATTAAAAGTACCGTTTGAGCTTGGTATCTCGTTATAAGTGCCTGATTGTGTAGTTGATACACTAACTGTATAATTGTAGCCCGCTTGACCTGACATAAAACTGCCTCCTGTATATTAATATATACAGAATATATCACACTAAGTAAAAATACAAGTATTTTTTTAATCGACTGCTAATACCTTAGGACCCTTACTATCGGTAACATCTAGTTGAAATTTAATATTAGAAAAAACAGTTTTTTCTAATCGGTCTTGAATATGATCAAGTATTTCACCTTGCTTGTTTGTTTCCCAATCTACCGCCCAAATTTCAATTTTAAATTTACCTTTATCAATATTACTCAATTCATACTGATGTACATCTATTAAATTGGCTACACCCAAAACATCAGTTAATTCAGTTGCTATATATCTATGATTTAAAGGTACACACGGTTCAAATGTATTAAAGCTAGTGTAATAAAAAGTGGCAAGGCCTGTATCTTGATAAATAAGCCTTATTTCGTATTCTCTAAGTATTAACATATTTTCTCTCTCCTCTCTATTTAAGATACTAATATTATACCCCTTACCCCTTAATTGTCAACACTATAAACTTTTTCGATGTTGTGTACTTAGTGCTGGCTCTACAATTAATCTAAAATTACATACTAAAATACGTCTTTCATTATCGTCTCGCCCTATATCCATAATGCCCGATGAAGCTAAAATACCGGTATAACGTGTTGTATTTTGTGTGAAAGCGGGACGGCCTAGAAGTAAGTCAAAAACCTCTTGCAGATTGTCATATGCTGTCTCGTAAGCGTTAGCACGTGACCTCGCTTGTAACCCTGTAAAATCAAGTAGCCATTTTGGGTTAGGTGCCTCACCACCTGTATTATATAATGTGATAACCGCATCTGGTGTGCTTGGTTCACTTGCAATATAAATAGGTGTTGTTACACCATCAGCGATAAGTACCTCTCTAATATCTTTACCTACGTTGTTTTGTGCCATGTTATACTTTTAACCTCGATGTGATAATACGTGTTATATCCGGTATGTTTTCAATAATTGCATTCTCTAAAAATTTTGCTTCTCCTTTAGGATGGTGATTTTCTAAGTTTTCATGTACATAGATAGCGTATTCCGCCTTATTACCTATTTCACCTACTGGACGTGTCCCTATTTTACCCGTTTCCTTGTAGAAACTACCTTTTAAATTACCCGTTTTCCTCGGTGTTTTGCGTATCGCTTTACGTTGTATTAAAGATAAAGCATCTGCAATCCCTTGCACTGTTAACCCTCTTTGGTTACGTATCCAAGTGTTTAAATTTTTTAAAACTTTATCGTTACCTTTCGGTTTTATAGCCATATCTTACGTATATACCTATTGCCCTTTACGTTCGGCACCTTATCAAAACGTCTAATTAAAAATGTTTTAGTTTCATTTTTAGGATTTACTTGTGAGGATGTGCCTAAAAACAAAAAGCCGTTCTCTATTACATCTTGTTTAGTATAAGCAACTGATCGTGACATCTGCTCTTTACCGGTAGATTTATCCACAAACATTTCTGTTTTTTCCTCAAAACGTCCAGGGATTGTTACCGGGGCTAAAAAAGATTGTTCTCCATACTCATTAAGTGTGGAAGGCGCCCAATACGTTAAGGTTTGATGATATTTAGCCATTATCAACGGTTATTGTCTGAATAGATGTTATCTTATTGCTATAACCTCTAAATGTCCCCGTAGTGTCTAACAACATGACCATCTGTCCGTATTGAGTAGCGTCTAACTGTTTACCAAATGCGCCGGTGTATTTATCCGTTGCTTCGCCTATTTTTTGTTCTGTTAATTGTCTTTCATCCGGGTGTAGGGCTACCAAATGTGCAGCTAAGTATTTTTCAATTTCTGTCAAGCGTGCATCTGATAGCCCGGATGTCCCTAAGTTCTCGTTAACAAGTAGGTTAGCCGTATCGATAAAACTAGTAGTATCTGTTAACACATTAAGTGCTATTATTTTTTGAACCTCTGTATCATCGGTACGGTTTGCCATTTATACTAACCTTTAGCTTTTGCTTTAACCTCGGCTTTAGCTTCTTCTAATTCAGCTTTAAGCCCTTCATTTTCGGCTTTAGCTTCTTCTAATTCAGCTTTAAGCGTATTGATTAACTTAGAATTTTTATCAGTGCCTACAGTAAAATCTACTCTTTCAAGTTTGTTAACATAGATTTTAGCTTCCGCTTCTTTTTCTGTTAACTCAATAATAGCACCTCTTTCGAGTGTGACCTGTTCTTTATTGATAACAGTAGTATGCGCACCTAATAGCTTGTACTTTCTTGTTTTTTTACTCATCAATTATGCTCCTGTTGCGTGGACAACACCACATTTACCCGCACTATCAGATTTAACACGGACTGCCATAGCTGCCATGACTGTGAAGTCATGTTGCATTGCGGATGTTTGTGGTTCTTCAAAATTCACGATATCTTGAGCTACCGCTAAATCAACAACATCTTCCGACATCTGTACTAATACAAGTTCACCATCTGCTAACTTATCGCCTGGTCTAACTGCTGTAATGTCCGACATACTCTCAAAAATCTTTTTAAAAGTTATATCCGAAGTTCCAGAACGTGTTTTTTGAATAAATCCCCAATTGTCTTTAGACACGTATAGATTGAAGGGACCAAAGAAATTATCGGCGTACGCTTTTGCTAACATATCAAGAACATCCTGCTCAGGATCAGCACTCCCAGTCCCCCATGCATGCGCAATTGAATGTGTATTACGGTTAGGATGTGTAGTATATCCGTATACTTGCGTATTGTCTAACACTAAACCAGTTACACCATTGGGAACCATGTTTTCTAATTTATCCGCAACAAGTCGAGTTGCTGTAACAATTTGTGTCGAGGGTAAATTACCGCCAGGCTTACGTCTTGAAGCGATAATTTGTCGCTCATTCAGGGTAAACCCTTTATGAAAAATCGGGATAGGTACCCCAGCTTCAGTGAATACTAACCTGTCTTTTTGCGCTCCGGTAGCCGCATCCATGTCAACGTTTGCCTCTTCCATATCGCTTAGTTTTTCATACTTAGATACGATATCGCCCAAATCAAAATCAAAATTCGCCAAACCATTATCAATCAAATCTTGAACGAACGTTAATCGTGTTCTAGCAACATCGACCATTTTAGTATCCCACTTAATATAATCTTCATGGGACAAAGTACCGTTAGTTCGCATTGCGTTAACGTCTAATTGCCCTTCGGCGTTGTAAATTAAACCTTTTGGTATATCCATTGTTTACTCTCCTTATATTAATTCAATTCGGATTCTAGCTTTAGAACCACCGCCACTATTGTCTACTGCCTCTAATGCTGTAGCTACTGTAATACCGGATGCCCCTTTTTTGACGCCGCCTGCGCCATCAAATTCCAGTACATCCCCGATAACAATAGCTGCGGCGCTTGCCGCTACAAATGCGTATACCTCATCCCCGGATTTAAGGTATGTTGCTCTTACATTATCACCTGTTGCATAATCATCAGTAATAGTACCTGCAACCAAGTCATTTTCTACTGCAATTAACTTGGGACCATTAATAGACGCTGTATCTTGTCTCTGAAAATCCCCATCAGTAGCACGTTCAAGAAAATCACCGGGTGTGATTGCTCCATTTGCTGGTGCTTCTTTTAAGTGTAGTGTTCCGACACTGTTTAATACTATTGTGTTTGGCATGTTTTATTCTCCTTTACTAAAAATAGAAGGTGTTTTGTATGCTACTTGGCTATTAACATTACTTGCACATCTTCCGCTATAATCCGGTTTTTTCAAACTCTTAGCTAGTTTTTCAATCTGATTAAAATGCATAGCTTCAAGTTCTTCTTTCGTAAATTCACTGTTCTTCACGATATCTGAAATAAGGTTTGTTTTTTCGGTGTTGTGCTTACTAACGGCATTGCCTAAAAACTCTTTTACTTCTGAATCCTCAACACCTTCAAGTAAACTGTTTACCTTTTGATCGGTAGTTTCTTCTTGTGCTGGCTCCTGTTCTGGCTCCTGTTCAAGTGTTGCGGTCGCATTAACTACAGGGTGCATTTTTTCAAGTACGTGTACTTCTAACGCTTCAAGACTCTCTTTGTCTTCAATCGTAAAAGATGTACTTTTGTTATCAATGATACTCTGTACCAATTCGGACTTATCCATACTTTCATCTCCTTTTATGTTAGCTTCATTACTCTTAATGATAGGTGTGTATGTGGTTTTTCGGACTACCTCTTGTGTGTCATCTCCCAATACTGCCTTACCATCTTGAATAATATAGCTTTGTTTATATAGGGTATTACCCTTATCGTAAATAACCTCAGTGTCAAAAATGTCTATTATAAACAGATAATCTATACCTTTTGACATCTCATGTAATGCGTTTACAACCTTTGATTGTATCTCAGTATAAGAGTCTTTATTAACACTTAAACCTAATTTATCACCCACCAATCGTAATGCCTTATTGAACTTATCTATTATTGTTTTCGGCTCTTCACATTCACAATTATTTTTCATAGCCCCACACCCATCCTTTATACTACAAGCTCCTATTTCATCCGGTAACAAGGCCAAATGATCGGGGCGTATATGTCTAACTATACCATCATAAGGTACACCATTAAAAGTGCCTTTTTTATCTTCAATATTTGAAAAAAGTCCCGTTGATACTTCCACGATTTCGCCTTTTTCAAACTTCTCTACAATATCCATATGTTTTAACTTTTCAACTTTATCTAAATTCAACCAGATTTCACCTTTTAATTTATTGTCTTGGGTGAACTCAACATTATAAAACCAGCCTATATTATTCTGCTCGTGTATACGTGGGCTTTTAGCAGATACGTGCAAACCATTAACTTGGGGATGTCTTACGGGAACTGGTACCCCATTCCAAGTACTCACCCAATCTTTAAACTCTTCGGCCGGATAAAAAAGGCCATTCATGACCATCTCTTTCGCTGCAATAACCGGTACTACAAGGTGTTCAACATCGTCAAATGTCTCACGTTTAATTTTAACCTCTGTGTCAACATTAGATACTATAAAAGATTGTGATAATATATTACTCATATTTGTATCTTAACACACTTGATATTACTTTCCAATAACTTTAACCCCTTCTGGTAATTGGCTTTCAGGTATAGCGGGTGTAGAACATCTACAATTTGGCTCACCTATAAGTTGTGATACTTTTTCATAAGTATAAAATTTATTGTTTCGGTTTATATGTGAATCCCTTACTTTTATATCTTCGGCTGTGATCCACTCATAATATACGTTTTCACCTAGTAATTCACCTAGTGCTTGCCCTTCGTTAATCATCCCTAGATTGTGTGTGTTTATGATTTCAGTGCGTGCGAGTAATCTTGATCGTGTCTTACCTATCACATCTATTCTTTCATTTAGTGTCTTAGCTATTTTATTGGGATTCTGCCCTTTAAGCAACCCTTCGGATAAATAAAAAGATAACTGCTGACTGACCACATCCGTGATGCCTTTCAACTGTGCAAAATTTCTTGTAAATAATAGTGAGGTTTTCGCTATATGATAAGGTATACTAAAAACGTCTACTCGGTTAGGTATCTGATTACGGCCATATATTCCCGCAAAGTTGTTATTTGTTTTTTTAACCCCTCTCGCATAGGATTCGTTAAAATAATGTAACATCCAATTTAATTGTGCGCTGTTCGGCGTTGTTGTACCACCTAGGATAATTTCATTCATAACAGAAGTTAACCAAACGTCAAACGCTTCTAATTTATCCGGGGATCTTAAAAAAACAAAATCATTTTGATCTAATGCTCGTGCATTACTGAAAATCTTGTTTGTTACTATACTTTCAGTGACTAACCTTTGAACTTTAGTGTATTTCCTGTTTATTTCCCCGACCACCCGATTTCGTAATGTTATTGTTCTAGTCGGGTCTGTTTTAAGTAGATTTTTACTCCGCTTCGCCATCTTCTAGTTCGTCACTATCATCATTATCCGGTAAGTCATCGGGTCTATATTCTAAACCTAACACATCTTCAAAAAGCTGTTTGGGCGGCATAACCATATCCGCCCCATTAGCATTTAGATAATTGTTAAGTGCCTGCATTTTTTTAACCGCAACTTCGGCCTTATCCATATCGGATACACTTTTAAGGTCAGGCCATGTAATTTTATACCTACCATTTTTAGGTGCAACTAAAACCCCATTTAATATAAACCAATCTATCAAGGGGCGTAATATTTGAAGTTCACAAAAATCTTTTTGGCGTTCCCTTACTCTAGCTATCCAGTTGTTTTCGTCTTGGCTTGATGCTAATTGACCCTGCTCCGAACCTGTCAATATCCTCTTGGGTATCCCTGTGGACGCTGATATTAAAGAGATGATCACATCAAAATGATTTTTAGGGTCCGCAATGTTAAAATTAAGGACGTTCACGTCTACACCAGCAGTTTTTAAATATCGCGTTAAATTATGACTAAAATCTTGCATATTCTCTTCTAATGCTTTCTTATCATCTGGCTGCAAGATACTATCGCCAGGCATAGAAAAATGCATACCCCCTCTAGCATTTAAATAAAATGTTTCGGCGCTTCCCCCCACAATTTTTTCTAAGTCAATCAACCTGTTAATAACCGGTTCAAGTCTTGGCGTTCCCACAATATCATTGTCTAACACCCCTTCCGCAACGTGTATAATACGAGTATAATGTACCTCTAGCGGCGCACGTTTTAAAACCGTCCCCGTTTCATTTTTATCGTATCCATTAGTACCTAATTTATACATGACGGGTAGTCCGTACCTTCGGCTTTGGGGGTCCTCATCATATTTAGATATAGTTATGTCACTTTCGGCATAAGGCGCAAAAAATAAAATATCATCTATGTTAATTTTAGTGTCTAACGGCAATTGCGCTTTTTTACCGTCTCTAACACCAATAAATAGGACGGCAAAGCAACCTAATGACATAACTTTGTCAAGCCTGCGTATGTAATGATATATTTTTAATTGAGGATGTTCTATAATCTCTTTCAGTGCCTTGTCAAATATAGTATCCCCTTGCATGTCATCATTATCCGTAATTATAGGCTCAGAACTCCAGCACGCATCGGGATAAGCGGATACTATTCGTTTAGCGATATCCTGGCGAGCGAAACGTTCCCTGTAATCTTCTTGTGTGATCACACCACTATAGCCAAAAACATCATATAGATTACGTTTACCGTTGTGTGTAGATTGTACAAGTGCGGCAAACGCTCTGCGTGATGTTATCGCCATATTCACACTGACCCCCGTTGTTTTTTGTCTTTTCGCCATATCACCATTTAATTTTTTCTGGCTTTTAAGTAGATTTAATTCACTTTTTTGCCTGTAGTCCTTACTGTTCATTTATGCCTCACAATATGGTATATATAACACTATACCACCTACTTTTTAAATTTACTATCTCAAAATGTACCTACCCGGACCCCTTTCGTCATTAACCCTATTTCAACCCCATCCATGAACATATCCACCTGATCATCATATTTGTGTGTGCCCATGGGTGTGAACTTGCGTATTTCGTCTTTAAAATCAGATAGCCAAGGGGCGTTATTGGGTAGGTGAACAAACCCCGATGTAAGATAGGGTACTGTATCGTGCGCTCGTGCTACTTTACAACGGTTGCGCTGTATATCTTTAATTGGCATACCTTCACGTTTTAATGATTGAATTAAATCCGTTCCGCTTGCTTTATCTTCGATATGTACCCATCTTAATCTTCCTATTGGTGCTGTAGCATGTTTATGTTTATTATACATGTCTACTAACGCACGCCTAAGTTCTGGTGCTTCCCATTTACTCTTAACCACATCTATAATATATAAATTGTTTTTGTATACCCCAAAACAACCAAAAACTGATCTATCATTATGTTCTGCTTTTTTCTGTGCAGTGTCGCCCGTAATAAACCTATATTCAAATTGTGGGGGTACTTGTTCGTTATAGTATGACCACCATTCATCTTTAAAAATACCGCCCCCCAACGGTGACGGCCTCTGGTCGTATTGGCTTGACGTTGTGTATGGGTCCGCTTTACGCATCGTATTCAGAATAGGTAAAGTATGTTTATACGGCCATAATGGTCCCACTTCTAAATTGTGTTTAATTGGTATACCGTATTTATATGCGCTTGGGTATACATAATCTTTCTCTATTTCAGCGGGTAAAACCAGATGATGCCATTTTTCACCTGTGCCACCTTCGACCAAAAACCCTGTGCAATCTTCCTCATGCAACCGTTGCATAATTAATATTATAGGTACTTTCTCGTGCGCTAACCTTGATTTTAACGTGTTCATAATACGATTATTGACTCTATTTCTTTTCGCATCGCTGTAAGCATCGTCTGGTTTTAAGGGATCATCGATAACTATAGCACCACTAAAACCATCTACCATACGCCCCGCCCTAAATCCCGTGATAGTACCTCCCGATGCAACGGCCAAAACACCCCCGCCCTGCTCAGTATACCAACTTTTTTTAGATTGATTGTCTTTGCGTAATTGTAAAGGCCACAATTCCTGATACTCATGACTAAGCACAATATCACGTATCGTTAACGAGTTTTGTAGTGCCAGGCTATCGGCATACGAAGTGTGTATAAACTTAGAGTCTGGATTGTACGCTAAACCCCTCGCAATAAAAGACAATACCGCCATCTCTGTCTTAGTGTAACCAGGTGGAACGTTAATTATTAACCTAGTTATTTCACCTCTAAAAACACGATCCATAGTATCCGCCATGACTTGATGGTGCGGATTAACTATGAACTGTGCGTTTTCTCGATGCTTAAAAAAATATCGGGTAAAGACAATATGCTTATCGATACACAACTGTTTTAATATGCTTTTATTTGTATCGCAATCAATTAACATTAATATTCAGAGTTAAACATCTTCTCAAATTTAAGTAGATCATCCTCGGCAAGATTGATACTTGGTATCTGGCTCTGATTGTTTTGAAATGAATCGCCCGATAACATATTCTTATGCTTAAAAAGCATTTCAAGAACCTTAGTTGCACCCTTCGAATCTAATGTGTATTCGCCTGTCGGATGACCTTTTTTATCCAATACGGGCATAGGTGACATACACTTATCTAGTAAATTTAACGCACGTAAGGATATATCTTCTCTTGTGATAAAGACTTTTCGCATCTGCCTTTTCCTTAATGTTAAATACTCTTGGACTATAGGTTTAGTATATATCAAATTACCCCTATGGCCGGGATTTAGCTCGTCAAAATCAATCTTCGCCATCGCTAATGGTATAGACATGCACTTTAAATACTCCTCACAAAATCGGTATTCCGTTTCTGTGAGTTTTTTTGCTAACCCCTCAATTTTTTTATTTTCGTTCTCTTCGTTTAAGTTCATATAGTATACTCTCTAATGTCCCCGTTAACTTCGCCAATTCCACCTTAATATTGTTTTGCGATTCTATCAAGTCTTTGATATCCGGGGCTACTGATATAGGCGCCTCTTTTGTAATCATCAACGATACTTCTTGACGGTCTGGTACATTTTGCAACTGTAAGAGATGACTAGGCGCACCCCCCACTAAAATACCCATGCAAATCATAGCTATGGACTTCCATACGGGCATTGCATTTAACACTATCTATACCCTTTATCTTTTAATTTTTTCAACACTACGGCCACCAAAATAAGCACCTGTGACAACGGTTAAAACTAACTGTAACATATCAACCCATGCAGGTTTAACGTTAAATTTAATTGAACCTGAATCAATGAAAATCAGTAAAACAGTTGCTACATAAATAAATATTACAACCATTGGCCGGATGTTTTTTGAAAGCCAGGAATCCGACTTCATGTCCGACTGCCATCTATCAGTTACATTTTTTTGAGTTTTTGCATCATGATCTAAAATCAACTCTTTAATTTTTCGCTCCGCCTCTAACTTTTCTTCGGATGTCGTAGTTAAGGAATCTAACACCCCACCTACACTCTTAACTAAATCGCTTGCGCCTGATCCTAGAAATTTTGATAACATTTTTTTCTCTCCTTTTTTTGTTACTTGTAATGTAAGCGGCTCATTGTGCTTAAGCGCCTCAATCAACCTACTATACAATTTATAGTAGGTTGGCCGTGACACACCTAAACACCCTTTTTCCTCATCTCTCGTTTTTGCAGGGGCTATACACCCTTTAAGTTCATTGGGGCTATTGGCTGGATGTAACAATATATATTCTCGCCCCTTAACCTGTATTTCAATCATACCCTTAAACTGGTCTTTGTACCCTAGTTTTTCTTTTTCCATGTTGTACCATCCGCCGGATGTCCTAAATCCCAATTTAAAGTTGTCGCATGGTATCAAAGTAGACGCATTTTCGAGCGTTTCGCACTGGTGAACATTATCAATATAAAGTTTGCCAAATTGTGAGTTACTGATAATGTTGTCTCTAACTAATTCGATTTTCATTATTTTAAACCTTACCTACACTATATCACAATCTTGTTTTTTAAGTCTACCTAAATTTCCAGTAAATTAAATCCCGTTGACAGTATGTTTAAAATACTTTAAAGTATGTGTTCGGCTAGTTGTACCAACTACAATTAAAACATAATGATGTTACTTTCGTGTTACTTTTGCTCGGAGTAAAAGTAACATTTTAATTTACACTCAAAATCAAACCTTTTTACACTCAAAAAATAAACGTAAATTACACCTTCCAGTTTTGATCCATTTTGGTGTCCCCCTCTCCCCCACTGTTCAATACGGAAGTAACTTTTAGATCAAAAATAGCAAGGGGTAGGGGGCTTTCAGTTTTTATATTGTGGAGTAGTATATATACGGTAGTTATAGTATATAATATGAGGCTCCACTTAAATAGAGAATTTAAAAATGTTACTTTTAGTCTTAGTAAAAGTAACGCAAAAGTAACATTTCTTGAACTTGCTATTTTGAGTGTAAATAGTACATTAATATGACACTTATTTTACAATTTGTTACCGTTACTTCTTCTAAAAAACACGTTTTTTTAGGGCTTTTGCGTGTTTTGCTCCATAAGTAACATTTTCTCACGCTCGCCACATCCCCTTAAAAACACCTCAAAAAAGCCTATTTCACGTCAAAAACCGACCAAAAACCCCAAAAAAGCCTATTTTGCACCAAAAAACACCCTTAAAAACCACAATGTTACTTTTAATGTAACACACAATATATACCGTAATCACGGTCAATTTTCTACACTAAAAAGTTTAAAAATCAAAATGTTACTTTTGCTAAAAGTACCTTAAAAAACGTGTTTTTTCGTCAATTTTCAAATATAACAGTAAATTTGGGTATATCGTTATTTTGTTGAAATATTGTCAATATAGCGATTAAAAAACCATCTTCTTGAAAAAGAAAAAATGGTGTTAATGCTCTGAGCAAGTAACCACAACTTTAACGAAGTACTTAGTTTGACATTATACACACTGTTAGCTATCCATATGATAAATAAATTGGTAATATTGTCATGGACAAGGGTAACTATTGTCTCAATTGTCATTTGTCTCTTATTTTGCATTTTAAGCACCTCTCAACTATGGTTCTCTTAAATCCTCAATATTTCTATCTAAATCTTTAATGCAAAATAAACCTTGGGCGATGTGCCTATTCTCACAATCAAATGCTTCATGTTTTAACTTGTAGGCCTTACCACAAAAATCGCATATGTATACTGTTAGTGTTTGTTGTCTCATTACTTATTCTCCTCTAACTCAGCATTTTCATTTCTTCATATCTCCTTAATTCCTTTTAGAATCTGATAAGCAACTTGTGGCACGATTGCATTCCCTAACCCTTTAACTCTGTCCACCCTATGGGATAGCCCATCATCCATTCGTATATTCTTGGGGATATTCGGGTATTCCATCTCGTAGTCATAATTAAAGCCCCTGACGGAGAATCTCTTTTTTTTACTGCTCTGTACTGTGTTGGTGTTGGATTGCTGAAGTCTCGAAAATCTCTCGTTGTCGGCGTGGGCCACAATCCACACTCTATCTCTTTTGTGTGGCGCATTGACACCGCAAGCTGGAATAATAAATGGTTGCACTTCGTACCCTTCACTTTCCAAATCAGTTTTCGTGCGTTGGAATGCCATATTGACGAAGTTAGCAACGTTTTCGCCAATGATCCAAGTGGGCTTAAATTCTTGTATAACTCTAAGCATTTCCGGCCAGAGGTCACGGTCATCTTCCGTTCCTTTTTTTCGTCCGGCAATGCTGAAAGGCTGGCAGGGGAATCCCCCGGTAATAATGTCAATTGTTCCATTAATATCACTCCTTTTTAAATTTTTTATGTCTGAAAATATTGGAATATCCGGAAAATTCTTTTTTAGTACTTTTTGGCAGTAAGGTTCTTTTTCACAAAACGCAACTGTGTCTATCCCTGCCCAATGCGCCGCTAAGGAAAAGCCTCCAATACCACTAAATAAGTCCAGCATTTTCATTTTAAATCCCTCCAACCATCCACATTAAAAGTACAACGTGTTATGCTGTTGTACTTGTCTAGGACATACCAGCCGTGCTTAACTATTTCAGTTGAGTTACCTTCCGAGTAAAAAACACGTCGAGTACCTAAAATATTCCAAGAAACATTGCAATCTTTAGCGTAGGTTACAGGGTTTAAAGGTACATAGAAGCCTACCGCCTTGTGTCTTTTATTGTTTTTGTAGCCTGCTATTTCTAAAATCTTCATGTTAGGTGCTTCATCAACACTTAAACATCGCCATATATTCATTATACTATCCATCATTTTTACCGCTATAATACCACTCAGCAACTTCATAGCCCGGATATGCTTTTTCTTTATCTGTTTTCATTATTTCTCCTCCCACAACGTTGGGTTTTCGTGGATGTTGCTTATGACTTCAATTGATTTAATACAACAGTCACCTCCACAAATTTCAATAAACCCGATGTCCCCTTCAATATCTTTACCCTTCAAATAAAATCCAGTGTTATGGTACCCAATAAGGTACTTAGTTGAAGGGTTACAAACATCTTCATGCATCACAACATCAACAATATCTCCCCCGTAAATCTCTTTGTTGTGTTTGTCTTTACGGCCTATGTATTGCCCAACTGTTTCTGGGTCTACGAGTTCATAAATAGTCCAATCTGTCACTGGTGGATAAGAAGGATTATTATCACTATCAATTACAATATTTCTAATATTATGATCCTTGGGTTTGTCCTCATAAACAATATACGTTGCACCTGATCTTCTCAGCAAATCCCCATAAACCCATTCCCCATTGTCTAATCGCTTTCCTCTGAATTTAATTTCTCTCATTATTTTCCTCCAACCACTCCTCGACTTCGTACCCTGGGTATGCTTTCTCTGCGGCTTCTTTACTTTTGAAGATGGGCGCTACCCTTAGCATCCCATCTTCCCAAACCAGTTCAGAATCGTGTAGTATGGGATTTTTGATATATGATAAGTTGACACTTACTTTTATATTTTCCTGGAGCTTTTGGACTACATATATTTTATTTAGTTTCATGATTTACCATCCTCTTTTTCTATTTCACTGTTCCCATATAAAGTGTGTAATGCTTTAAATAATCCCTCCATTAAAGGATCACGCCACACCCCCCTTGAATAAGTCCTGGGATTTGTGTAGTGGTAGTGGTTACAGGCTATATGATTTTTAGCTGACTCTCGGGTTAGAAATGCAAGTTCTTTGGTTTCCCAGAGCGCTTGATATTCAACCTGACTGAAATCATCCGCACAATAGTCTTGGTTCTCATCTAAAAACGTATCTAATTCTTCATCAGTATAAAATGTAAGTTCACCATCATCGTTGTGCCGATACCAAACACCATCCCCACAGCCATCAGCAGCTGTTAATCTTCGTCTCTCTTGTATGTAAAATAAAGTTGGTTTAGAATCTACCCCCCCTTCTTTTTTATCTGATTCTTTTATTTTTCTAACTAATTTAGTCAGAAACTCATGAGCATCTTTCTTATTCATTATCTATCCTCTCTAATTAAGATACTAATAGTATACCCCCTTCCCCCTTATACTGTCAACACTTAATTCAAATTGATACGAACTCGCAATATATCATACAACATTAAAAGTAAATATTTTAGATTGATATTGAGCATCTGACATAGCATACACAATATAGATACACATAACGATATAAGGCTTAACTTCACGCTGCTAAACCTTTTTTTACCTACTTGGAAAATAGTGTTTACTTCTGCCGTCTGTATCCGTAACACTAACTCGTCTTTTATTTTTTCGTTATTTACTCGATCTTTCTCTACCTCAATGACTAATCTATCTACCGTGTCAATAACCCCGTTTATTTTATCGATGGGCATTTTCGACCAGTTAAACTTTGCAATTCTGGCGGCTGGCTGTAATTCTTCCGTAACAGTCTTTGCCGCTGGGATCAACAAAGTAGTCATAACTGTACCCATCCATGCCACAACCTCCTCAGTTGTTTTTAATTCATGTACAGGCCGGATGTCATTAGCCATAGTGTCCTAACTCATATCCATTAGCCAAGGTTACTATAGTTTTGGGGGACCAGTTAGTATTATCAATATATATTTTACATTTCAAGTAGTGTGTGAAGTAATATCGCCCCATCTCAACACAAAAATCCCTATCCCGGTCTTGTATTTTCAACCCAAAAAAACCTAATAGAACAGCCCGCAAATCGTATTTTAATCCTACCCTAGTATCAAGAAACTTGATAAACTCGATACCTTCCTTTGATTCTGAATCAAAGGGCAATTTAATACTATATAGTAGATTTCTTGTGTGGTAGCTCTTTTTAGTGACACCCTCTTTAAATGTGGCTTCGTAGATACCTAAACTTGCCCTTGTCACCTTATGTAAAGGTTCAATGGACACATGATCACATTTTGAGTTGGTTTTACACCTAATAATTTTCGAGAAAAACTTAAAAAAGCCCTTTGATGAATATGCGTGTATATATAACATCTAAACCCTCGTTAGCAACATTGTATTTTAAATGACAAAATTACTATATAGCTTATTTATCGTTTTGACTAGGTTTAGAAAACAGGTAAGTTTTAATGTCCCAGTTTAAGCCTACAGCTTGGTAACTGTTATACACTAAGTAAGTTACAGGATGTGTGGCTCCTGATATGTGCTGCACGATGTTACCCTCATAGAACACCCCTAACCGATCAAAAGGGCGATATGTGAACTTTAAACCCGCCCGATTTACTGCATGGTTATAAGTTAAAATAGAATTTCTAGGTGACGTGAATCCAGTAGACAAGCCGCCCTGCAATGTGTATTTTTCAGAAATATCTAATCTGAATTTAAAGTATTGCATTTCCATGAAACCGTTACCGTTTTCCTCTTTACCAAACTTTAACTGTGGACTGATTCTTAACTCCCCTGACATGTATGCGCTAGATACGTGCATACTTAGTAGTAGCGCTAATAATATAATTTTAATGTGCATTATTTAAATTCCCTTATTTCGCTTAAAACAAATTTTCACCAATAACTTAACGATTTTTTGAAACATTTTATTTGTATGTAAATCGTTTTTAATCAGATAATAAAAAAATCCATTATTAAACATGATATTAATACATTTAAGTACCTCTGCCGTCTGCGCAATATTGACTTGCTCTTTGCCTCGCTCTAATTTGGTTAAATCTCCGCTAAAATCTGTTATTTTCGCCATCTTGTCTTACTCCTATTTTTATTTTTCTGATTACAATCATAGCATCTAACCTTTTAAATTCGTTAGGTGTAATCACCCCCACATCATATACCCTATCTAAGGTTTTTTCTATCCGGTCTAAATCTTTCAACACTTTTGCTTTTTTAATTTTAACTGATAAAAGCCTATAATCTTCTGAATATATTTTATTTTTCATTGCAACCTCAATCAATTAATTTATTTAGATACCACTGCGCTTTTTTAAGGTCCTCTATTTCGCTGTTTTTGTGACCTGCTCTTGTAATGTATTTTATTATATTACCCATCAAAAACCCTTTAAATTGGTCTTTAGACAATTTTGACTTGATAATGTCAATCGTCTCTATGTCTCCTATTTTGTAGTGCTGAGGCTGATTTATGTTGTCATCTAAAGAATATTGATTTTTAGGTGGTACACCACTCCCCCCTTTAAAAGCTAAGGCTATTTTACGCCAGGTTTCTTTTGCAAGTGCTGTCTCGCTTGGTGTATACCCTTTCTGGCCAGGTCCCATATATTCTATAATTCCTTTTTTAACCTCTTTATAATCTCTTAATTCTGAATTACTACTAGCCCATACTTTTGAATTACTACTAGCCCATACTTTTGAATTACCAAAAGCATTTACTTCTGAATTACTACTAGCCCATACTTTTGAATTACCAAAAGCATTTACTTCTGAATTACTACTAGCCCATACTTTTGAATTACTACTAGCCCATACTTTTGAATTACCAAAAGCATTTACTTCTGAATTACTACTAGCCCATACTTTTGAATTATCAGAAGCCTTTACTTTTGAATTACCAAAAGCATTTACTTCTGAATTATCAAAAGCCTCTACTTCTGAATTACTACTAGCCCATACTTTTGAATTACCAAAAGCATTTACTTCTGAATTATCATAAGCCCTTACTTTTGAGTTGTTATAAGCCCATACTTCTGAATTATCATAAGCCCTTACTTTTGAGTTGTTATAAGCCCATACTTCTGAATTAGCATTAGCACTTACTTCTACATTATCATGAGCCTTTACTTCTGAATTAGCATTAGCCCATACTACTGAATTATCATAAGCCCATACTTCTACATTATCATGAGCCTTTACTTTTACATCACCAAAACAATAAAATTTACCTCCTGTAAGTACGTAGTAACCATATTCGTTTAATTCACCTTCTTCTACTGGGTTTTTTTTCTCTACATCATAATATATCATTTAACTCTCCTCTCTATTTGATAACACTATTATACCCCTTTCCCCCTTTAGTTGTCAACAGAGTCCTAATAGTTCTTCTTCTAAACAGTTTAAGTTGATATTTAAGTTTTTAACGTCTTCTGTTTTATATTTGACTGGGTAGTTGAACACTCCCCGATCATCAACACCGAACTCCTCAAACATATTCGCTAAGGTTGTATCTAATAAAACGTCATAACCCTGTACCCGTAGCATTAAAAATATAGTGTTACTTTCTCCTCTATCTCGCATCCATTTACGCTGCGGTCCTGTCCAATGTGAGCAACGTCCGGGCAACTTACCGTAATGTACTTTAAACTCAATCCAGCCGTTAACGCCGTTTAAGCAGTAAGCGTAATCGGGTGTCCCATTTCGTGCAATATTTTCAACTCGCTCATGTTGCATATCTGGCATGCGATTAAAAACATTAATCCAATCGTTTCTTAATTCATCTTCTGGTTTTAATTTCGGCATCTTTTTTATCCTTACGCTTCGTTGTTAAAAAAACACATTTTTTATTGCAAACACACACCTTGACATTACATTTAACTTTATCTTTTTCGTTTTGTATGTTTAAAGGCTTCATAAGTACGTGTCCTCCCTTAACTTAACACATATCACACACACCAAAACAATAACATATAGTACCAACTGTACCCATAAAGGCCACAATACCCTATACCACCCCCATGTGATATTATCAGTTACCTTTAAAACTATAAATACAACAAGTAAACTAGGTAGTACATACTGCATACTATAAATCCTCCGCTTTAATTATTTCATTACACTTATAACATTGCCATTTTAGGGGCGTTCCCTTTGGCGTTTTAACGGTTCGGTTATGATGCATAACACTGTTACATATATTACACCTTGGCTTATCTATGATAGATATTGCATCTATACCTTGAATTATTTTACCACGTAAATCAAGTAGATTAACATTTGATCTTTTTGCTTTTTTTGCAAGTTTTAATTTAGACCACCACTTTTTCTGATTTAAATTAGCGCATGGCGTACATATCCAATCATAACGTTTTGTGCGTGATTCACTAAACCCATTTTTAGGTACTTCACCACATACCCGACATTTTTTATCTTCTATTTGCATATACGCTCCTCTCTTTTTTTATGTATGATACCCTTTACCCTTTTAATTGTCAAGCACCTTTCCCGGATGCTTCCGCCCAACTATACCCCATCCCAAAATCAGTGCGTATCGGCACACGTAATTTAATGGGGCAACTTTCGCTTGAATAGTCCTCAAGTATATTTTTCACCGTACGTATAATTTTCCTTAGTTTAGGGTGTTTTTTAGGTATACCCAGATTAATCTCATCATGCACCGATAAATACATCCTACAATCAGGGTGCTCACTCTGAAAATAATTAAAAATATCGATCATTTTTTGCTTCATGCAATCCGCGCTAGAACCTTGACATAAAATCGCTTTAGCTTTGCTCAGTCGATACCTATTTGGATATCGCATATGCCGCCCCGCAATACTGCGGATATAGCCCCTTGATTTACCTACAGCTTTCACCTTATCGTATAGCTGTCTGACACCTGGGATAGCTGTATGGTACTTCTCAATAATACATTTAGCCTCATCACCTGCCTTTTGGTAGGTTACTGTTCTACCTTCCCTATCAGTAAATAAGTATATTTCAGGGTCTAGGGGTAACCCTAGTGTACGGCATATACTCGCCTCACCCATATCATAGATCATAGATAGATTCAGTTGTTTAGCGTTAGCCCCTCCCGATACGGGCGCATTTCGTGGTAAACCTGTTAAATCTGCAACCATCTGATGATAATCAAATTTAGGGTTTTTCCTGTATATGTCAAGTATTTTAGGGTCGTTTACATAATGTGAAAACATCCTATATTCAAACTGATCATAATCCCAACAACACCATATGTAATCTTCATCCGGTACAAACAAAGGTCTCAATATACTTGCAATATCTTTATCCCTTGCCGGTATCTGCTGCAATGCTGGCTGTGTGTAACTCAGTCTACCCGTACCAGTTCCCCCTTGGTCGCCTTTTACTTGATTGATGTTAGGATGTAAAAGCCCATTATGTGAGTGTCCTAAAATATGCCCTTTTAGGAATGTATCTCGACACCTTGTTATTTTACGTATTTTAACAATTAAAGACGCTGCCGGGTGTTTCATGTTACGTAAAGCCTCTGTATTGATACACGGCTTACCTGCGGGTGTATTAGCTAAGATAGTACCGTCAATAGCTTCCCACTTATCATCACTATTCTTGATGGGGCTAAAAAGTTTGTGTATATCCCCCGATGGATTAGGATTACACTCAAAACCTGCTTTTTCGTTTAATTTTTCTTTTAACATGTCTATCTCTAAAGTTAATTTCCCAACTGCCGTATGCGCTTTAGCTTCATCAACACACACGCCCTTTCTTTCCATGTCAAACACGCACGGGAATAGTTTTTGTTCAAAATCAACAATACACCGTAACCCTTGGCGATCTATTTCTTTTTCTTGCCATTCCCAAAGGCGTAAAGCTAGACGGGTGTCTTTTTTAGCGTAGGGTGCTACTAATTCAGCGTTAGCCTTATGTAAATTCTTTATTTGAACATTACGAGTTGCGGCACCCCCATAAAGTTGTGCAAGTTTAGGGTATATGTCATCTATTTTGTTTTCATCTAAATATTTTTTAGCTAACCTGTCTAGGCTGTACCCTTCTAAATGCTCATTTATTAAATTAGCTCGCACCATTGTACACTCACATAATTTAGGATCAAAATTCACCCCTAGATTATGCAACATATGTAAATCAAACTTGATATTATGATTAACAATACGGTTAGGTTTCTGTTCCCTTAACCATTGGATACCGTTAGGCTGTCTTCTGATATCGAAATAGTGATCACTACCATCTGGGTATGATATCGCGATGCCAAAAATACCTTCATCTGGTAGCCACCATTTTAAGCCGTATGTTTCAACGTCAATAGCAACATAGGGGAAATTTTTAAATGGTTTCATCTCGCTATTTATCACTTAAAATCATGTATATTAATGTAGGACCTAATAACCCAATTAAAAACAAAACGCACCATGTTAAAACGTGAATATCTAAACTATTAATGTAATCTAAAAAAATCATGTTAATATACCCTACCCCTAAGATAATCCCTGCAACCATAGCAACCATAGCATTGATAGCAATTAAAACACCTTTCATTTTTTCTGTTTGATACTATAAATTTATCTAAATCACCATTGAAATATTTATCTAAAAACTTTTGCGTACAACCGTTTTGCCTTTGCTTTTGCTTTTCTCTTCGGCTAAACTCTTCGTAATTTTTGTAAATCATGTTAATATCTCCTCTCTATTTGATAACACTACTATACCCTTTCCCCCCTTTAATTGTCAACACTATATTATATCTAACCCATTATCCCCTTGTATAATATACAATTCATTCTTAGTCCGGGTAACACCGACATAAAAAACACGTTTTTCTGCGCACGTCTCCCCTTGATAATAAGCGCCTGCGGCTCTTTCGCCCATCCCATTATACAGAATGACACAATCGGCCTCTTTACCTTTCGCCCCGTGTATAGTGCTTAAATGGATGTTAGGTTCAATATCAAGAAGACTATAGTTATTTTCAATCTGACTGTAGTATGCTAAAAACCTATCCGGTATATATAACGCATCTTTCCAATCCAATTTTAAAATGTCATGCAATTTAGATTCTATATCCATAGCTAAATTTTCA